TAATCATAACATTTCCTTTCGTTGTGTTGTTATGTGTTAAGTATACCATACTTATCGGCATTTGTCAAGAGCAAACTTCAGTTTTTTCTGAATTTTCTGCTTCTTTATCAGCGATGACCATAACGTCGAGGATCGCGTTGGTTACTTCTCTCGAAGCACCTTCATCCTTAGCGATGTAGTATGCTTGCCATAGTTGATGTTTTAGTTCTTTCGTTTTCATTTCCTTACCTTTCGTGTTATGTCTTAAGTATACTATATATATCGGCGTTTGTCAAGAGTAACTTTACTATTTTCCCAAAATATTCCAACAAATTATGTTAGCCAGTAAACCGCCGATTGATACGATAACCGAACCGTAAACGATAACTGTTGCGAGTGTTTCTAGTTGAGCCATTTGTTTTTCCCTTCGTGATGTTGTTTCTTTGTATGCCTCCATTATATATATTATCGGCACTTTTGTCAAGGGATCTTGAGGTATTTTTTCAAAGTTTTCCAAAGTTTTTTAGATTGACGTAAACCCTTTGGTGGTAAGGACTTACGTCGATTTCTGCGGGGGCATTTTTTGTGCCAAATAGGGCAGGCCGACAAGGGACATTGAGCAACAGAGCTTTATCCCTTGACGACTGCTTCACCTATTTCTTAGCGACTTCCCTGTATTGACGGGTGGATTACGTCGAAGATCTCAGCGAACCTCTCAAGGTGTGCCGTTTGTTCTAGCTCGATATTGATTGCTTCAAGCTCAGCATCAAACTCATCCCAATGCTCATCCCATTCTTGATCTTGCTCAAGTTCTTGCATCGCTTCGTAATCTTCGCGGCCTGAAAGTTCGTCGCTTTGGATCTTTTCAAAATTACTCATCGTATCCCTTTCGTGGAACGTGGAAAGCTAAAACGTTACTTGTACTGAGAAGCCAACGCCTGAATCATTTCGTCTTCATCGACCAACATCTGAAAAGTGTGATCACCAATCGTAACAGCCAAAACAGTTGAGCCGATTGGGCGAGCTTGATTTTGATCAAGAGTTTCAACCGTAGCATTTTCGATCTGAATCATTCCGTTTTCCTTTGTGTCGTTCTCGTGTGTCATGCTTATATTATAACAAGTTTCGCCGGGTTGTCAATCCCTATTCCGGGATTTTTTTGGAATTACTTCCAAGGGTGTCGCCGTGCATCTTGAATGCCAAGCCCGAAAATCGGGACAAGAATCAGAGACATGGCGATTGTGATAATGAGCGTTTCCATTTCGTTTTTCCTTTGCGACGTTGTTGCTTTGTATGCTTCTATTATACATACTTGCCGAAAATTGTCAACCCTGTTTAGCTATCCAATTCAACAATTGCCTTGAAAACTGAAAGAGTAACAATGATTTTGAAGATGATAAGAAGCATGTTTGTTTCCTTGTCGTTGTTTGTATGCTCCCATTATACTTATATTATCGGCAATTGTCAAGCCCACTCTCCACATATTCCAGATTTTTTTCCAACTTTTCGTAAACCCTTACCAGTAAAGGACTTACGCCGATTTCTGCCGGGGCATTTTTTGCCTTTTGTCAACGCCACCTCTAAGGGATTGGATCAGGTAATACTTGCCCCCTTCAATACTGCCCCTTACCGATACAGCCACTAGGGGATTGGTTAGGCTAGTACACTCTCATCACACCACTGCCATTCTGGTGGAGGCATTAGCTCATCCAGTTGTGTGGTGTAGCTGATACCATGCTTATCTATATCGTACTGTGCTACAGTACCATACTCAGTGTAGTCACCTACTACCAATGCCCATAGTACACCATCATCATCAGGTGATTCAGTAATGTAGTATTCCCACATGTTACTTAGTATTGCGTGTGCTATCACGTTGAGTGTAGCGTTACCTTTGCGTATCTGTCTCATTGTGTGTGTCCTTATGTGTGTAATGTGTAACGTGAGCTATAGGGGATTGGATAGGGTAAGACTACTATGCTGCTTCCATACTGTATTCATACTCAGCATGTAAACGCTGCTTAGTATTATATACTGGTATACCATCAATAACTAATTCGTAGTGTTCACAATGTAGATTGTGTACCAACTCAATCAGTGTACCATCTACCCACATAGCCTTAAGTATTTCGTAATCCATTACGCACCTACCAATTCATTCAAGGAATCTTTAGTCCACTTACTAGGAATACCTAGCTCATCACAGTTACTAGGACAACCACACTCAATCCACATCTTAGCAGAGCTAAGCAACTCACTTAGCTTAGCGTATGGTGAGTAATTGAATACCATAGCGTTACCAATGGGATCAATCACATAAGCAATCAGCTTAACGAGAACAACGTTGCCCTCTGGATCAAGCTCACTAATCCTATCAATAGTGAGCGTGTGATCTTCCAGACCATAGTCATCAGATTGGAAGATAGTTTTAACAGATTCAGTTTTCATCTTAGTTTTCCTTTCGTTTAAGATGCTTTCATTATACTATATAGATCGGCATTTGTCAAGGGTAATCTTGAATTAATTACCAAGAATATTAAAATAAATAATGTGTCCAATCAAACCTGCAAAGGCTGTTACTGTGCCGATTGTTACGATTGTTGTTGCGATGATTGTCATGATTGTTTCCTTTGTTGTTGTTTGTTATGTTCTTATTATATAATATATATCGTCATTGTCAAGAGTAATCTTGAATAATTCTAGAATAATATCTAAGTATTTTACTTACCCCCTATCACCCCCACCCATACCTGTTTCTCAATACCCCCTATGCTACCCTGTAGATATTAGCATAAGTATATTTACTAGAATACCTATCCTACCATAAGGGGTACTTTTATCTTCAAATACTTAAGTTATCCATCTTTCCAAAAAGGCCGGGGTGGTGCAAACACAATTCGCCCTCTCAGATCTCAATGTATTACCCAAACCTCCCTAATCGCCCCATGTTTCCTAGCACCATATCGCCCCTATATGCCATAATGTAGTGTTTTTTTATTCCAATTGGTGTATAATAAGACGGGCTACTATTTTTTAAAAAAGGAGACGACATGTCTGATTGCTGCAACAACAAGAAAAAGCATGGAAATAAGGTAGATTCTCAATTGAATTGCAAAGCAACTGCTGAATTAGACAGTCAGATTGTTGATGATCTTATGGCCGAAGATGCATCCCTCAAAGATTTACTAGAAACAGACACCCAAGAAGAAAATGCGGACCAAGATGACAGCTAAATTCAGTCATGCGGCAGTGGAACTAGGATGTGCCTACCACGGAAGGATCTTTGAGATAGAACTCCAAGGGACAGAAGCCCTAATGGAGCACAATGACTTCATAAGACGAGCCATTGAAAACAACGTATTCACCAAAGAAAGCCTGTTCAGCAAGGTATTCACCACTGACCACCAATTTTTCTACCTGTTAGAGAAGTACGAAAAAACCCCCGGCCCCGTAGAAGACCGCCTACTCCTATATGAGAGGGGTGTTGGCAGCATTGAAATTTCAGATGGTGTCACAGTTCTCAAGAGAGATATAGTTGTAGCTTGGGGGACTAGTCCCAATGAAATGTACCCCGCAGATTCACAACCCATACCATTTACTAATGAGGAAGAGAACAGCCTAACATATATTATAGTATCATCCGCATTCCCTGCGACTTATTCCGAGGCCCTAGCCGCCCCCCACACACTGATATCGTCTCAACACGAACCGTTCCTACCGCATCCTGTAGAACTACAGGAAAATTCTTTCTTAGGAAGGAAAGATGACGTTATTCAGGCCATTGATATGTCAGAATTCCCCACCATAGAGGGGATGCCTAATGCAATCGTAGAGTCGATCAGCAAATCACAGAGGCAAATCCAGCTAAAAGCAAGGAGATTAGATCTAACCCGCAAGAATTCTGTCGTTGGAGCACCAGTTGTTAGATTAACACCTGAGTTTTCTGATAAAGACAAACCACCAGCCCAGAAGGGTTGTATTATATATAACACGGACAAGGAATGCTTGCAGTTTTACAACGGAGAAAAATGGCTTACAGTTAGGGGGGTAGAAGAATGAAGATACCCCCAAGTATGACACACCAGCAGGTTGTAGATCAAATACAGGTCGTTGTTAATAGAATCGCCCCCAAGTACACATTCTACGGATATGAGGCAGACGATCTCAAACAAGAAGCCTTTATAATCTGTATGGACGCACTCGATAGGTACGAAGACGGTAGACCACTAGAGAATTTCCTATCTGTACATCTATCCAATAGGCTGAAGAACTTTGTTAGGGATAATCACTACACCAAGGACGAAGAGGAGAAAGCCCGCGTAGTAATGCCCGGACAACTTGCCAACGAAGAATATATAATAGGAGACGACTCACGACGCTTGGATGTAGATGATTTTTACTCTACAAAACTGGACTGGAAGGATATGACCCACATAATTGACATAAAACTCCCAGCCCAACACAGAGCAGACTATTTAAAGATCGTACATGACGTATATGTTCCTAAAAAACGTAAGGAAGAAGTACTACAGGTCATATATGACATACTAGAGGAGCATGGCTATGCGGAAGGGTAGACTTAGTAACGAAGAGGCCCGTTTCATCACACAAAACGCAGAAAGACTCAGCGTGGATGAAATAGCAACTGAGTTGCAACGTGATCCAGAGAGTATTAATTCTTTCATAAAAAGGAAATTAAAGTTGGGCCTTTCCCGCGAAGAGGAAGCAGCCTACTCACTAGAGGATAGACCATACTGGGCGGAGCTTAAGCAGCAGTTTACGGAGGATGAGCTAACATTGTTTAAGTACCATTGGGCGAGGATTATCTCCCAGTTTAAAGATGACGTGTTTCCCACGGAGGAGTTGCAGGTGGTTGACGTGATTAAGCTTGAGCTTCTCATGAATCGCTGCTTAAAGGGCAACAAAGAGAACATTGACCAGATTAGTGCGTTTGAAGCAATGATACAGGAAGAGAGAGCCTGCGACCCCGACCAACAAGACAGGGACCGTATTTTGAACTTGGAGCGTCAGGTGTCCAGCCTGAGAGCCGCACAGGAGTCCTTGAATAGGGATTACCGCGACTTGCAGACCAAGAAGTCGTCCATGCTTAAGGAGATGAAGGGAACCAGAGAGCAGAGAATTAAGCGACTGGAAGACTCAAGGCAATCCTTTACGGCTTGGGTAATCCACCTCATGCAAAACCCGGAGGTCATACATAAGTACGGTGTTGAAATGGAGAAGATGAGACTATCCATGAACAAAGAAGAGGAAAGATTATCGCAGTTTCACAGGTACGAAGATGGGCAAATAGATCAGCCCTTCTTGACGCCTGACACTGTGCAGGACTAGTACCTAACTCAGGAGAGGAATTAGATGAAGAAGGCTATTATTTTTGGCGTTACGGGACAAGACGGAAGCCATTTGGCAGATCTACTTTTGTCAAAGGATTATGAGGTGGTGGGCGTTGTGAGAAGGAGCAGCGTAGACACTACTGGAAGAATTAAGCATCTAACAGAAAATGACAATTTCAAACTGGTGCATGGAGACATCACAGATGCGAGTAGCGTAATCAGTATCTTGAGAGATAACGAGAATGTAGATGAAGTCTACAATTTAGCAGCGCAATCGCATGTGGGAATCTCTTTTAAGCAACCCGGATTAACTTGGGATATTACTGGAAAGGGATGTTTCAATATCTTACAGGCTATTGTAGATTTGGATATGTTGGGATGCAGATTCTACCAAGCATCTTCAAGCGAGATGTTTGGTGATTCATACGATGTCGATAAGGATGGAAACAAATACCAAAACGAGGATACGAAATTTCTACCTCAGTCACCATATGCTATAGCCAAATGTGCAGCACATTACGCTGTCCGGTTATTCAGGGAAGCATACGGACTCCACGCGAGTGCAGGAATACTATTTAATCACGAGGGACCAAGGAGGGGCGAAAACTTCGTAACCCGTAAAATTACCAAATGGATAGGCGACTTTGTTAAAAGCGGAAAAGATAAAAATTTTCCAAAGCTCCGTTTGGGTAATCTAGAGGCGTTCCGAGATTGGGGATACGCCGGAGATTACGTTGAGGGAATGTGGATGATGCTTCAGCGGGATGAGCCTGACGACTACGTTATATGCACAGGCGAGACACATACGATTAAAGAGTTTTTGGATTGTGCCTTCGGACATATAGGGATAGACGACTGGGCTGAGTTTGTAGTAATAGACCCTGAGTTTTACAGACCAGCCGAAGTTGACTATCTAAGGGGAGACTCCTCACTGGCTAACAGAAATCTAAACTGGTTTCCTAAGCATAGCTTTGAGGATCTTGTTCACCTGATGATGGAGCACGATCTAGATGAAAATATACAAAGTATACCTTGACCTATCCTTAGTGATAACAGTCCTAATTAAATTCAAACTTCAAGAGTACAACTCACCGTTTCCGATAGTCTTTGTAGAGGCTGGCGATCCAGACGAAGCTTGCTTTCTTGCCACGTCTGGACTGATGAAAACTATTTTAAATCAGGACTCATCTATTGAAACGAGGATACTCTGTAGAGAAATACGCCACGATATCCGGGTTTTAAGAGCGGTATGTCAATGAGAAGGAATTACCAAGACCCCGTATATAAAGAGTGGAGAAGTAAGGTATACAGAAGAGATGGCAGGAGATGCCAGATGCCCGGATGCAAGTCCAAATATAAAATTCAGGCACACCATATAAAGAAATGGTCAAGAGCAGCCTCTTTAAGATACGACATTGATAACGGAATTACCCTTTGCAAAAGCTGTCATGACTCGATCAATGGAGCGGAGTCTCATTACGAGTCCCTGTTCTCTGAGATAGTGAGGAGTAAAAATGGTTAAACACAGCAAAGCACCAGATTTTTTTGTTATCAAAGATACTAGAGAGCAAGAAGGGTATTACTTTGGTAAATACAACACCTGTGCAGGCATGGTCGAGAGAAAACTTGACACTGGAGACTACAGCATTGAAGGTCTTGAGGATAAGATATGCGTGGAAAGAAAAGGGTGTGTGGAAGAACTGGCTCAGAATCTAGGACAGAAAAAACATGCATTTTTAAACGAGGTGGAGAGAATGAAACCCTTTCCACATAAGTTTATGGTTCTTGAGTTCTCTTTGGAAGATTTGATTAATTTCCCTGAGAATTCAAGGATACCAGAAAAGAAAAAAGCTTCTGTAAAGATAACAGGAAAATATTTACTTAAGTGTTTATTGGAATTCCAGCTTCATGACGGCATCCACGTCCTCTTTTGCGGCAACAAGCATAACGCTTTTTTAGCTGTCAGCAGTATTTTCAAAAGAGTGAACGAGATGTATACCACAGGGAGAAAAAAATGACAGACCCAACTGGGGAAGTTCATTCTTATGGGGTAGACATTGCTAATAGGGAAATATATCTACACGGACAGCATGGAGCATTTGAGGAAGATCCGGGTGTTGATTACCGGATGGCCTCTACGTTCATAAAAAATATAAGACATCTAGACGCCAAAACCCATAGTTCTATATTGATTCATATGCACAGCATAGGGGGCAATTGGAATGACGGCATGGCTATTTATGATGCCATATCTATGTGTCGCTCATACGTGACCATTCTCGCTTATGGACAAGCCGAGTCTATGAGCAGTATAATTCTACAAGCTGCCGATGAGCGAATTATGACACCTAACTCGTATTTTATGTGCCACTTTGGGTCAAGCGGTATGGTGGGCGATTATCAAAGCGTCCAGAATGCGGTCAAGTTTGAGCAGTCCATGACAGACGCGATGCTTGAGATATATACCGAACAGTGCGTAAACGGAAAATTTTTCAAGGAGCACTATAAAACAGTAACCCCCGAAAAAGTCAAGGGCTTTATACGGAGAAAAATCTCCGCAGGGGATTGGTATCTAAACGCTCACGAGTCAGTCTACTACGGGTTTGCTGACGGAGTAGTAACAAGCAAGAAGTTTGGTAACGGACATATCACGAGAAGATGAACAAAGTAAAAAAAATAGATGAAGCTTGGCTAGGAATTGATATACCAGACAAGGACATATTCAATCCATCCCAAATGCTGAAAGCCTCGGAAGATGACTTCCACCTAAAGCTTACTTGGTTGATGACACAGCCAGAGTACTTTTCTTTTTTGTGTAAGGAAATCCTAAACATACACCTTCTTCCATCACAGGCTTGGATGCTTAAGGAGATGTGGGGTAGGAAATTCCCTATGCTGATAGCAAGTCGTGGGTTTGGTAAGTCTTTCATACTTTCTTTATACGCCATACTCAGGGCGCTGCTACTACCTAGGAGAAAAGTAGTTGTCGTTGGTGCTGCCTTTCGCCAGTCCAAAGTTCTGTTTGAATATATGGAGACAATATGGCGAGACGCTCCCATGCTTAGAGACATATGTGATAATAACAGTGGGCCGAGAAGAGATGTTGACAGATGCGTCATGCGGATTAACGAAAGCACCGTTACATGTCTACCTCTTGGCGATGGGCAGAAAATCAGAGGCCAGCGAGCCAATGATATTATTTCTGATGAATTTGCTTCCATCCCCAGAGATATTTTCGAGAATGTCGTCGCTGGTTTTGCCGCAGTAAGCGCCGACCCCGTTGAAAATGTTAAGAGGCTTGCGGCAGAAAAGAGAGCTGCCGAATTGGGGGTCTCTACTCCACAGGCTGAGTCCGAAGAGGTCGAGGGTAAGGATAACCAGATTATATTATCGGGTACTGCGTACTACGACTTTAACCATTTCGCTACCTACTGGAAAAAGTGGAAGTCTATTATTAAAAGTCGGGGATCGAGGGCTAGACTTAGAGAAGTTTTTGGTGGCGAAGACGCCCCAGAGAATTTCGACTGGACACAATACTCCATAATTAGAATACCCTATGAGCTTCTGCCAGAAGGATTTATGGATGCTGACCAAGTTGCAAGATCCAAGGCCACAGTTCACACCGGTATATACCAGATGGAGTTTGGGGCGTGCTTTACCAGAGACTCTCAAGGGTTCTTTAAAAGATCTCTAATAGAGTCCTGCGTAGTGTCTAAAGAAAACACAATCAAAGACAGCTTGGGCGGTGAAATAGATTTTGAAGCTACGCTAATTGGTGACCCGAACAAGAAATATATTTTTGGTGTTGACCCCGCTTCGGAGGTTGACAACTTTAGTATAGTGGTACTTGAAGCCAATCCAGATCACCGCAGGATAGTCCATTGCTGGACAACAACCAGATCAGAACACAAAGAAAAGGTCAAGAAAGGCCTATCCAGAGAAACAGATTTCTACGCCTATTGCGCCAGAAAAATCAGAGATCTCATGAAGCTATTTCCCTGTATCCATATAGCGATGGACGCTCAGGGTGGAGGTATAGCTGTTATGGAATCCTTACATGATAACGACAAGATACAAGAGGGAGAGTTGGCGATTTGGCCAGTTATAGATGACGACAAACCAAAAGATACAGACGATGAGAGGGGTCTTCACATATTAGAAATGTGTCAGTTTGCTAAATATGAGTGGTTGGCGGAGTCAAATCATGGCATGAGAAAAGATTTTGAGGATAAGGTTCTCATATTTCCATTCTTTGACGCTATCACACTCGGGTTATCCACATCAGATGATGCGATAAAGGGAAGGATGTTTGACACTCTCGAAGAGTGTGTTATGGATATTGAGGAGCTGAAGGACGAACTGTCCATGATTCAGATAACACAGACAGCAAACGGCAGAGATAGATGGGACACCCCAGAGGTTATTGTCGGAGCTGGCAAGAAAAGCAAGATGAGAAAAGACCGTTATTCAGCACTGCTCATGGCCAATATGGCGGCAAGGGTATTACAGAGAACACCAGCCCCACAAGAGTATAGATTCTACGGCGGGTTTGCTACCGATGGGGGCTTTAGACAAAAAAGTAACGAAGAGCCTTACTCTGGTCCTAGCTGGTTTACGGACAACATGAAGGATATTTATTAACTTGTGTATAATCCTATAGAAACAATCCAATTACATTCCAACTCAATTGATTGAAAGATAAAAAATGAGCGACAACAATAACTTTATCACTTGGGACGACAACGACCCAGACAGCAAGGCCACTGCTTTTTCGCGGTTTTCCGACAGTATTGATTCATACAGTGGTCTGTCTAAGTCTACAGGCGGTCATTATAGGAATTTCGTAGATATTGAGCCAAATAGGTCTGTTAGACCCGGATTTACTAGTCAGGATTACTATGCCTTCAGGCCAACAGAGGATGTCCCCAGCCAGCAGCGTAAAGCAATCAAGATGTGCATGGACGCATACGAAAAGGTTGGAATAATAAGAAACATTATTGACCTTATGGGAGATTTTGGTAGTCAAGGCATTAACCTTATACACCCCAGCAAGAGTGTTGAAAAGTTTTACCAGCAGTGGTTTAATAAGATTAACGGAAAGGAGAGATCGGAGAGGTTTCTCAACAACTTGTATAAAACAGGGAATGTAATTTTATATCGCAGCAACGCAAACATCACCCCTGAATTAAGCAAGTATATGAAGTCACTTGCCAACGACATCAAGGTAGATGTTCCTAATCTAGAGAGAAACGTCATTCCGTGGAGATATAACTTCTTTAATCCCACGACAGTAAAGATGCAAGATGGAGGCTTATCTCTATTCTTGGGGCGAAAAGCTCTCACCATTTCAGCAACCAGCTTTCACGACAACTTTAAGAACGGACAGATACCATCGGATGTATTAGAAACTCTACCCCCCAACGTCAAGCGGAGCATCAAGAGGGGTGACAGGGAGATCCCCCTAGACCCAGAGCGGATTTCAGTTTTTCACTATAAGAAAGATGACTGGAAACAGTGGGCCAACCCCATGATATTCGCTATACTTGATGATATTATCATGCTTGAAAAGATGAGATTGGCAGATTTATCAGCTTTAGATGGTGCCATTTCTAATATTAGACTATGGACTCTTGGTAGTTTAGATCATAAAATCCTACCAAATAAAGCTGCTATCAATAAGCTTAGAGACATCCTGTCTAGCAATGTTGGGGGCGGGACTATGGAGCTTGTTTGGGGGCCTGAGCTTAGCTATACAGAGTCTAATAGTCAGGTATATAAATTCCTAGGTTCTGAAAAGTATACATCGGTTCTCAATAGTATATATGCTGGCCTTGGCGTCCCCCCCACCTTAACGGGTATGGCCAATAACGGAGGCGGCTTCACTAATAACTTTATATCTCTAAAAACACTGGTAGAGCGATTGCAGTATGGCAGAGATCTATTGTTACAATTCTGGAAGAAAGAGATCGAAATAGTCAGGAAGGCCATGGGCTTTCGTTATGGTGCCCATGTTCATTTTGACCAGATGAGCCTATCTGATGAGTCCGCTGAGAAAAATCTACTTATCCAGCTTGCGGATAGAGACATTATCAGCCATGAAACTATCCTTGAGAGATTTAAGGAAATACCAGACGTGGAGAAAATTAGGCTCAAACGGGAAGTCAAAGAAAGAGACAAGGATGGATCACCAGACAAAGCTGGCCCTTACCACAACCCCCAACACGAGAATGACCTAGAGAAGATCGCCTTGCAGTCTGGAAAGGTTAAGCCTCAAGACGTTGGTGTTGACTCTACTGTTCCTGACGACGTAATGTTCCCACAAAAGCAGGAGGGTCCGGGGTTTAAGGGTGACAAGAAAGCACCCAAGGATAAAAAAGATAATGGCAGACCTCCCCTCAAGCAGGATGACGGACCAAGAAAGAAGCGGACTGAAACTCCCAAATCTAAGCCGGGGCTTGCTGAAACCATCGTATGGGCTGAGGCGGCTTGGAACGAGGTGTCATCTGTAGTCAACAATGCTTTCCTAAGCATCAAGGGAAAGAAAAATCTAAGACAGCTCACTAAGGCGGATGTGTCTGATCTGGAAAAGGTCAAACTGGATGTATTTACAAATATACCAACTATGGAAAAGGTGAGCGACGACACCGTGTATAAGATATTATCTCAAGATCTAAAGGCTCCACAGGATTTTAGCGAAGTTCTTGTGTCTCACGAGGTGAGTCCCGAAAGCATGAGCATAGACAACTACAGGAGAAATATAGTTGGTCTGTATGTTGAGTACGTTAGCCAATCAGACTTTAAGTATAGAGACCCCAAGACTGGGGAAATATACTATTTCGAGAGACGTGGCGTGTATAAAAAGAATGGAAGAACACTAGTCTTTGTGTCTAAAAGTGATGTTAAAACCAATAATTAAAAAAAATTGTGTATATTCTCTTAGGAGAGGTAAGACACCATGAAAATATACAAACAAGAACAGTTAGACGGAATTTCTAATCTAATAGAATCCAAGTCGTCTGTTGCTTATTGTGCTCCAGCCTCAGTGGTTTCAAAAGAAGCTAGTGAAGACTTGGCACTTGCCAGCGACAACCCGACGATCAAGAAGTTATTAGCTCAAAGTAATCCAGATCAGATAGACCTATTTTACCTCGAATCCGTTTTGGTCTCCACTGGATGGAATAAGAATGATGACGTTTTTGACATTGGAGAGACTTGGGCTGCTAGGAATACGCCAGAAGATAAACAATTCAATTTCATGCACAATGAGAATGATATTATCGGGCACATTACGGGTAGTTACATACTAGATAAAGAAGGAAATAGAATTTCTGGTGATAGCGAAGAGGCTCCTACAAGCTTTGATATTATCACAGAAGCTGTACTCTACAATAGCTGGACTGATCCTGAAAATAGAGAAAGAATGGGACAGATTATTGCGGAGATCGAAGAGGGAAAATGGTTTGTATCCATGGAGTGCTTATTTGCGGGTTTTGATTACGCTCTCGTAGACCCCAAGGGCAAGTCAAAACTATTAGCAAGAGATGAATCGTCAGCATTTCTTACTAAGCATCTAAGGGCTTATGGCGGAACCGGAGAGTACGAGGGCTATAAAATTGGTAGGGCTTTAAAACAAATTTCTTTTTCTGGCAAGGGGCTAGTCTCCAAACCAGCAAACCCTAGAAGTATCATTTTAAACTCTAGCAGAGCCTTTCAAGTTAACGAGAGTGACATTATCACTAGTATTTCAATAGGAGATGTTCAAATGTCCGATAATAATCTTTTAGAGAAGCAGGTTGCAGACCTTCAGTCTGAACTCGCCGCAGCTAAAGAACAAAATGAAGCGATGAAGCAGAATATCGAAGCCGCAAAAGATAAAGAATTTGCTGCTACGGTTGAAGCTTTTGAAGCAGAAGTAAAGGAGAAGAGTGGAGCCATTGCTGAACTTGAAGAAACCATCAAGTCTACACAGGCAACCATTGCCGAGTTGGAAGATTCTCTTGCCAAAAAGACAGACGAGTTAGTAGAAGCCCAACAAGCCGTTTCTGACATGAAGCAAGCAGAAAGAGACCGTGGTCGTCTTTCAAGCTTGGTGGAAGCTGGTTTTGATGAAGCCGAAGCTCAAGATTCACTGTCTCTTTACGAAGCTCTTGACGACGATGCTTTTGAAGCTATCGTGGCCAAGTGGTTCGACAAGAAGAAGAAGAAGAAGGACGAAGAAAAAGAGAAGGATGAAGATGCTAAGGCAGAAACATCCGAAGAAGACGAAACCCCAGTCGCTGAAGAGGCTACGGAAGAAACCGAAGCAGAAGAAGTTACTGAGGAATTGTTTGATGAGGTGGAATCAACTGAGGCTACTCTTGTCGATGCCTCTGATGAACAGGACGAGCTTTCCGCAACGCGAGCAAGCGTAGCAGAATGGCTTACAGAAAATGTTTTGGGCAAGTAAATCATTAAACAAGAACAGGAGATAACACAATGGCTCTAAAAGCAGATAGATTAGAACTCCAAACGGATATTAGCTTTTTCTATAATGACACAGCTACTACTCGTGGTGGAGTTGTTGTCCACGGTTCTACGGCTGGCTCAGGCGCAGCTATGGATCAGGGTGTCAACTTAGTAGAAGAGAAAGCCGCAACCGCTAGCGATACGGTAGTGGGCATTCTCCTCAATGATGTTGTTAATAAAGACCTTACCAGAACTCACCTTAATTTCCATAAGGATGAGGTTCAGAAGGGTGGAAAAGTTACCATTCTTCGTAAAGGCTACGTTGTAACTAACAGAATTACAGGCACACCATCGGCTGGTGACCCAGCTTATGCATGTCACGTCACTGACGGTAATATCCGCAAGGATTCTCCCGGCAGTTCGGGTAACCTTCTGGTTGGCAGATTCCTCTCGTCTGAAGACGAAGATGGTTATGCCAAGGTCGAAATTAACGTACCCTAAGAGTACCTAAACATAAAAGGAGATAAACAATGCCTACGAATAATAGACCTAGTGACGAATTCATCGCTCTACTCCGCCAAACCGGTGATAGCGATGTTAGTGTGGCAACCGCCGCACAGAGAGAGTTCGCAAAGGCTTTAGAAATGCCTTTACGAAAAGGAGTTTTGGTTGGTAATATCCTTGGTAACATTTTTGAGACAATCAATGTGGAACCGGGAAGTACAACTGAATTTCCGTTAGATTTGATTTCACCGGGACTCGAAGGTGAGCACATTGCTTACACGAACCCCGGACACGGTAGAATTCCAGAACGTAGCGTCGAAGGCGATTACGTCATGATTCCCACCTATAGTATCGCATCCTCAATTGACTACTTGCTCCGCTATGCACGCGAAGCTCGCTGGGATATTGTTGGTCGAGCTATGCAGGTTATGGAAGCTGGCTTCGTCAAGAAGATGAACGACGACGGATGGCACACTGTGCTGGCCGCTGGCGTTGACCGCAACATTCTGGTTTATGACGCCGACGCAACTGCGGGTATGTTCTCTAAGAGACTTGTTTCTCTTATGCAGACCGTTATGCGACGTAACTCTGGTGGCAACAGCGCTTCCGCTGGCCGTGGTCGCCTCACTGATCTCTACGTTAGTCCAGAAGCGTTGGAAGATGTACGCAACTGGGGTATGGATCAGATCGACGAAGTGACTCGCCGTGAGATTTACACCGCTAACGAAGGTGGAGCACCTATCACCAGAATCTTTGGTGTAAACCTGCACGACCTTGACGAGCTTGGAGAAGGTCAAGAATATCAAGACTTCTTCACAAACGAACTGGGCGGTGCCGTTCAGAGTGCCGACAAAGAACTTGTCGTAGGACTCGATCAGTCATCCAATGACAGTTTCGTTATGCCCGTCAAACAGGCCCTCCAAGTCTTTGAAGACCCAGCTCTTCACAGACAGCAGAGAGCAGGTTTTTACGGTTGGGCTGAGCTTGGTTTTGGTGTTCTGGACAATAGACGAGTCATTCTTGGCTCATTCTAGTCCCTAGCTCCAACTACACCCGCCTTGGAGCCACCTCCATTTACTTGGGGGTGGCTCTTTTTTATGTGTATATAACTATAGAACGTGTTCTTTTAGGATTACATATAGGAGACAATAATGGCCGCACTATCGGATTATTTAGAATCAGGACTATTGCACCACATTTTCAGGGGTGAAACGTTTGCCAAACCTACAGAGGTAGCTATAGCCCTCACAAGCGGCACCCCCCTTG